CAACAAACCGTACCTTTACCGGTACTCACACAGCCTATGAAGGTTCGGTGTATATACAAGCCCCAGGAACATTCTAATAAAAACATCAAGGTAAAGTATATATGCTCGCCCAAGTATTAGAAAAAATATTTCCGGGTGAACCTTATACTTCCGACAGTACCACGTGGGATAGTGTCGTTTTTGAAAATATAGCAAAACCCGTTGATAATACCATTTATGAATATACACTCTACAAACTCACGAACGCTGATGCTATCAAAAAGTTTAGGGAGGAGCGGAACGCTCTCCTCGACCAGAGTGACAAGTACGTGTCCCGAGATTACCCACACCATTTCGAACTGGATATGCAGAATTGGATAGACTACCGCCAGGCCCTCAGAAATCTCCCAACGACGGCCCGTCCAACACTCGACGAAGATGGAAAACTCAAGGACGTTGAGTGGCCCACCGTTCCAACTCTAAGTTTCTAAACATTTTATAAAACCATTTTTTTAAGAGTGTCCCATACTGTTAAAAAAAGTATCGAGTTATAATAGATGACGATTAGTACAACATTTCCAGGAAGTGTATCATGTCCCACGTCGACTATGAGTAACGCTATGACATTGGGTACGACCAAGACATTCGTTGTTACGATGACGAATGCCAGTGGTGGTAATAAATACTATATCGATGGATACCTCCAACCAGTCTTGGAACTCCACCAAGGCCAAACCTATATTTTCGACCTATCTAGTTCGACTCTTTCAGGTCACCCATTTGTATTCGATTCCTCAAATTCAAATGATGGAACGACTAATTCAGATCCGTATTACACGACAGGTATAACAAGTACGGGTACATATGCGAGTAATCAGACACGAACATTTATAGTCCCCGCTGGTGCCCCTGCAACACTGTACTATTACTGTACGGCCCATAGCGGTATGGGTGCTAGTGTGAGCATCTCAGCGACGGCTGAATTGGTGGTTTCAGGTCGTGTTGAGTCTAAAGGATTTGTGGTGACCGGAACCGGAGGTGTGGGTATAAGTGTTGGTACTACAGCACAGAGACCATCAAACCCTACGACAGGTATGATCCGTTATAATTCTACAATTGGGTTTATGGAATCGTACCTGGGGACGGGGTGGGCTCCCATCGCCCAACAACCTACGGTCACTGGTGTTTCACCAATAACTACACTTACTAGTGGTGGGTCTACGACTGGATGGGACACGGGTACGAAGATTACGGCATCGAACGGACTGGCGGGTGAGCAGTTCGGCTGGAGCGTCTCCATGAGCGCTGACGGGACGAAGGTTATCGCGGGGGCGCGTAATGAGGCCCCGCAAAACTACGGGGCCGTCTATATCTTTACCTACAGTGGTGGATCTTGGTCCCAAGAGAAGCTTGTGGCACCGAACCGGTCCACGAATGACTATTTTGGCTACAGCGTCTCCATCTCTGGGGACGGGACGAAGGTTATCGTGGGGGCACCCTCGGAGGATAGCACCGCCAATCAATCCAGTTCGACGGGTGCTGGCGACTCTGGTGCCGCCTATATCTTCACCTATAGTAGTGGGTCGTGGGATACGGGTACGATGATTAAGGCCGAGGATGCACAGCAGAGTGACGACTTCGGCCAGGGTGTCTCCATGAACTCGGACGGGACGAAGGTTCTCGTGGGGGCGCAGAGGGAGGACACGGGTGCCTCCGACTCCGGTGCTGCCTATATCTTCGCCTACAGTGGTGGGTCTTGGTCTCAACAAGCAAAGATTTTTCCAGATGTTGCAGTGGCGAGTGGCAAATTCGGATCCGAAGGGCTCCAACTCTCCCCGGACGGGACGAAGGCTATCGTGGGGGCGTATTATAGTGATAACAGCAGCGGCAGCAGCGCCGCCGGTGCCGCCTATGTCTTCACCTACGATGGATCGTCGTGGTCTCAACAAGCAAAGTTTCAGGCATCGGACGGAGATCATCATGACTACTTCGGTAGGAGCGTCTCCATAAGTTCGGACGGGACGAAGGTTATCATAGGGGCGGACAGCAACGAGACGGCTGGTAGCAACTCCGGTAAAGTCTACATATACACCTACAGTGGTGGGTCTTGGGGGTCAGAGGTGATGTTACAGTCAGATGATATACAGGCGAGTGACCATTTCGGCTATAGTGTCTCCATGAGCTCGGACGGGACGAAGGTTCTCGTGGGGGCGCGGTATGAGGACCCTAATAACATCAGCAACGCTGGTTCCGCCTATGTCTTCACCTACAATGGAACGTCGTGGGTTCAAGAACAGAAGATTGTAGCATCGGATAAGCAGGCGACTGACATGTTTGGCTACCACGTCGCCATGAGCGGGAACGGGTTGAAGGCTATCGTGGGGGCGTATGGAGAGGACACGCGAGGGACCACTGCCGGTGCCGCCTATATCTTCGACCTCAACTCAGTAACCGACTCCGGCTTTGTTTTTGATACATCAACCCAGGTATTCACGGCTACGGGTTCAGGTATCGGTAGTGGATCGACGGTACAACTCGAAGGTGCTGATGGAACCCTATACAGTGTTTTCGATACGACACCAAACGCTGCCGGGACCCAGGTGACTTTTAAGATGGGGGAGCCTATTTTATCACAGGCTGAGGCACAGGCAATTAATTCCAGTGTGAATAGGTTTTCTCTCGCCTTTGATGGTGCTCTTCGTTGGAAGCTTTACGACATGGCCACTAATTATGTGGGAGCCGTGGCGTCCGGGGGCCTGCCTACACCAACTGGTGTTAGGCTCCCGACCTCTGCAGAAGTTACTGATGCCTCTGGTGCGTACGGTAGGTGGTATTATTATGACGGGTCGGCCTACACAGACATTGGACGAAAATCTGGACCGGCGAGCGGTTTCTTCACCGTCGCAAATCAACCGTATAAAATTAGAGTTAACGCCAAATCGGGTCTGGTTGCGACCAGTACTGCTACGATTGGGTTTGCGGTTGGGTGGACCACTGCGGCTGGCGCGAACCTGACCTTCGATACTAGCGCGTCCACGACAAACACACTCGCAGGTACAGACGGTGGTGGTGGTACCAGTAGGACATTCTCTGTAGCACCTTCGAGTACCGCCTTACCTGCGGGTCTTACTCTTACCGGGAGTACGGGTGCGATAACAGGTACTATCGGGGCGGTGGGTACGACGAGTGTAACATTCCGATTGACTGATAATGGTAGTGGACTGTTCATAGATAGGGCAATCAATATCGTGGGGAGTGCAGCACTCTTCACCTTTAGCTCACATACGTTCACGAACTGCCTCGCGACGGGTCGATATGGTCCTACTTTCACCCAAATGAAAGCTGCATATGCTTCCGAGATATGGGAACAAAATACTGCGTGGTTTAACGAAATATCAGGTAAACAAGGGTTCCAGCTATGGACTGTCCCTGAAACTGGAACGTATACAATCAAGGCATATGGGGCGTCTGCGGGGATGCAGACCTCGGACGCCACCCGTTCCACCGGGTGGGGCGCCTGGACTCAAGGCGACTTTTCTTTGACGAAAGGGGAAAAATTATGTATTATTGTCGGTCAAAATGACACAACCGGGGGCACGAGTAACGCGAACGCTGCTGGTGGTGGGGGTGCTTCATGGGTTCTCAAGGAGGATTATGGTGGTTCGGCAGCCACGGCATCTAGTTTATACCTTGTCGCGGGTGGTGGTGGAGGTATCTCCCCATATTGGAACCAGCCGTTGTTACCTTTGCCTGGTGCTCATGCACCCGCTGCACAAGCTTCTCTTGTTACATCATGGGTGGGGGCGGCATCGGGACAGTGGGACTCTGGGGGTGGGGCGTCATACGGTATAGATGGTATAGGGGCGGGTACCCCAGGTCAATCCAAAGGTCTGAGACCATACGTGGGTGCGACCGGGGGGAACCACGGGTACAACGCCACCAGCTACAACAACGTAGGTGGATTTGGTGGTGGTGGTGGGTCTGGGGCACATGCGGGTGGTGGTGGTGGTGGGTATGTTGGTGGTAGTGCATCCACTACCTACAATGGTCGTCCTGGTCATGGTGGTTCCTCGAGGAATAATGGCACAAACACTACATATGGACAATATACCACCGCGTTGACGGGCACAACCATGGGCCGGACGCAGGGTAAAGTTATCATAACGCAAAATTAATATAGGGGTAGAGTATATGCTGACCCAAGTATTAGAACATATGTTTCCGGGTGAACCTTATACGTCGGATGGAACCACGTGGGATAGTGTCGTTTTTGAAAAACCCACTACTGTAGGTGAAGATATAGACGGTATAGTAAAACCCGATGATGAGGCGTACGAATACGCACTCTACAAACTCACGAATGTCGAGGCGATCAAGAAAATGCGTGAGGAGAGGAACGCTCTCCTCGACCAGAGTGACAAGTATGTGATTATAGATTACCCTCACCGTCTCGAACTGGATATCCATAATTGGGTAGACTACCGCCAGGCCCTCAGAAATCTCCCAACGACGGCCCGTCCAACACTCGATGAAGATGGAAAACTCAAAGATGTCGTGTGGCCCACTGTTCCAACTCTAAGTTTCTAAACATTTTATAAAACCATTTTTTTAAGAGTGTCACATACTGTTAAAAAAAGTATCGAGTTATAATAACAAGTTGGCCCATGACGAATAGTACAACATTTCCAGGAAGTGTCACCTGTCCTACATCCACTGTGAGTAACGCTATGACATTGGGTACGACAAAGACATTCGTTGTTACGGTCTCGGATGCTAGTGGTGGTAATAAATACTATATCGACGGGTACCTCCAGGCATCATTGGAACTACACCAACAGCAAACCTATATTTTCGACCTATCTAGTTCGACTCTTTCAGGTAACCCTTTTATATTTTCGGAATCAAATTCAAATGATGGAACTACTAATGGAACACCCTACACGACAGGTATAACAACTACAGGTACGTACGCGAGTAGTGAGAAACGAACGTTTTTTGTTCCTGTAGGTGCCCCTACAACACTGTACTATTACTGTACGGCCCATAGCGGTATGGGTGCTGGTGTGAGCATTTCACCGACGGCTGAATTGGTGGTTTCAGGTCATATTGAGTCTACAGACCTTGTGGTGACCGGAACCGGAGGTGTGGGTCTAGGTGTTGGTACTACAGCACAGAGACCATCGAACCCTACGACAGGTATGATCCGTTATAATTCCACAATTGGGTTTATGGAATCGTACCTGGAGGCGGGGTGGGCTCCCATCGCCCAACCACCTGCGGTCACTGGTGTTTCACCAACAACTACACTTACTAGTGGGGGAGTGTTGGCTGGATGGGCGGGTACCGACGTCGGTCCGCATATGACTGGTGGCACGCGGATTGTGGCAGATGACGGAGCGAATGGTGACCTCTACGGTTACAGACTCGCCATCTCTGGGGACGGGACGAAGGTTATCGTGGGGTCGTTTGCGGAGGAGGCGTCGACTGGTAGTGGTCACCGCGGTGCCGCCTACATATACACCCTCAGTGATGGGTCTTGGTCCCAAACAGCGAAGATTCTGGCAGCGGACCAGTCAGGTACGAACGCGAGCTTCGGTGTAAGTGTCGGTATGAACTCGGACGGGACGAAGGTTGTCATCGGGGCGCAGGCTCAAGGTGGTTGGGGTGCCGCCTATATCTTCGCCTACAATGGAACGTCGTGGGTTAAAGAAGGTTCGACGCTTCTGGCATCAGATAAGCAGTCGAGTGACCAGTTCGGTCAGAGCGTCTCCATGAACTCGGACGGAACGAGGGTTATCGCGGGGGCGTTCTGGGAGGACGCGGGTGGTGGCAACGCCGGGGCCGCCTATGTCTTCAACTTCAGTGGTGGGTATTGGACTCAACAAGCAAAGCTTGTGGCATCGGATGCACAGGCGGGTGACTGGTTCGGTGAGGGCGTCTCCATGAGCTCGGACGGGACGAGGGTTATAGTTGGGGCACGAGAGGCGGGGAACTATGCCATCGGTATGGCCTATGTCTTCAACTTCAGTAGTGGGTCGTGGGATACGGGTACGAAGATTTCTCCTCCTTCGGACGTAGTGGCGGGGGACTACCTTGGTCAGACCGTCTCCATATCCGGGGACGGAACGAAGGTTCTCATCGGGGCACCTACGGATCATTCGAGCACCTACGACAGCGGTTCCGTCTATATCTTCACCTACAATGGATCGTCGTGGGTTCAAGAAGTGAAGCTGACGGCAGCCGTCACTGGTGCAGACGCCCAATTCGGAATGGGTGGCGTCTCCATGAACTCTGACGGGACGAAGATTATCGTGGGTGAGTACCAGGACTATGCGCGCAGGGGTGCCGCCCATATCTTCACCTACAGTAGTGGGTCGTGGGATTCGGGTTTGAAGATTGTGCCAACCTCGAGAGCGACAGGGGCATATTTCGGTAGCGGTGTTGCCATTAACTTGGACGGGACGAGGGTTATCGTGGGGGAACACGAAAACGGCGTCGGCAAAGGGGCCGCCTATATCTTCGACTACGCCTCGAACCAGATTTTTGATTCATCAACCCAAGTATTCACTGCTACGGGTTCAGGTATTATCCCTGGATCGACGGTCCAATTGGAAGGTGCTGATGGAACCCTATACAGTGTTTTCAATACGACGACACCAAACGCTGCTGGGACCCAAGTGACTTTTAAGATGGGGGCACTCGGGGCGACCGGTGCCTACACCATCGCAAATCAACCGTATAAAATTAGAGTTAACAGCACCTCGGGTCTGAGTGGGACCAGTACTACCCCCCTTATTGGGTTGGCGGTTGGGTGGACCACCGCGGCTGGTGCGGACCTGACCTTCACTACTGAAAGTACCACGACACAAACACTCGTAGGTACAGATGGTGCTGGTGGTACCAATAGGAAGTTCGAGGTAGCACCTTCGAGTGCCTCCTTACCTGCGGGTCTTACCCTTACGGAGAGTACAGGTGCGATAACAGGTACTATCACGGAGTCGGCCGCCTCGGGTTCGACGAGTGTAACATTCCGATTGACCGATATTGGTAGTGATGTATTCACAGATAGGGCGATCAATATTGTATGGAATAGTGATGCGTACACCTTTAGTCCAAATCCGTTTACATTCACAAACGCGGGGCTTTATGGGAGGGATGGTCCTGACCTCGCAGCCACAAAAACTGCATATGGTGCTACCGGTTGGTGGCAGACATCAACCAGCTTTAATCAGGTATCGGGAAAACAGGGGTTCCAGCTATGGACTGTTCCTTCGACTGGAACGTACACGATTGAAGCAAAGGGGGCACAAGGGGGGTACAGGTATACCGGTAGTACATATAATTCAAATAATACAGCAGTTGCACCAGGTAATGGTGCAACTGTA